ATCAACAACTACTGGAGCACGAAGAACGACATCCAGGGTAAGTGGGTCACCGAGTCGTATGATCCCTTCATGGTGCTCTTCGACAACGAGGCACGCAAGCAGAACCAGGACGACTGGCGATGGTTGGCCGTCACTGGCTTCTACAGTGCGGAGGAGATCATCTCAATCTTCGGCGACTCGCTCACGCCCGAGATGGTCGAAGAGATCAAGCGACGCGACGACCTGACGAACGGCCTGGAGCGCAATCGGCAGACGGGCAACCCGACGTCGTGGTTCGATCGTATCTGGAGTGGGTTCACCGACACGGTCGAGCGCTTCGGATTCAAACAGAAGGCCGAGACCTACGAGAGCGGCACGATCAACGACTACGTGGACTCCCGAGTTGGGAAGTATCGCGTGATCGAGTGGCACGATCGTCGCATGGTCAAGCGCGTCACCGCCTACAACCCCGTCACCCGTCAGCGCACCGAAGTGAAGGACGATGCAACGCGGGCGATCATCCAGCAGGCAGCCGATGCAGCCGGGCAGCGCGTGGTCTTCCAGGAGCGCTACGTCGAGGAGATGTGGCTCACGGTTGTATGCCCCTGGCTCCTGCCTCACACTGCAATCTTCGAGAGAGCGTATGCTGTCCAGGGACGCGGGTTCTCGATCAAGCCTATCTTCTGCTACGACTTCCACCCCGACATCACGAAGATGGTGTCGCTGATCGACGTGCTGATTGATCCGCAGGACAGCTACAACCAGCGGCGCATGTCGTTCCTGGAGTGGCTGATGGATGCGGTCAACCCGGAGATTCACGCTCCGAAAAATTCGATCGACGTCAAGGACTTGCCGACGTGGAAGAGCAGCGAGCGTGGACAGATCAAGTTCTTCAACGTGATCGCTGGCATGAAGCCCGAGGCTCAGCACCCGCTGGCCGAGGCTTCGAGTCTGAAGGTGTTCGCGGAAGAGGATCGAGACCTGGCCGAGCAGCTGTCGCAGATCACGCCCAACGCTCAGGGGATGGCGGAGAACACGAACGAGTCTGGGGTGTTGTTCGCTCAGCGTGTCCAGCAGTCAATGACGGCGCTCAGCTACTTCTTCGGCCACGTTCACGAGGCGATGCGCGAGACGTTCAACTACTGCGATCGAGCGCTGCAGGTTCACATGACGATGCCGCGCAAGATTCGCGTGCTCAACAAGACGAACGACCCGACGTGGGTGCAGCTCAATATGCAGACGATCGCTGGAGTGGCCAACGACGTGAGCCAGGGCGAGTATGACTTCGCCGTGGACACGAACACTGTCGGCGAGACGACCAAGCAGATCAAGTTCGCGGAGGCTGTCAACTTCTTCAAGGTTGTGCCGCCCGAGCTGGTCAACTGGGCTGCCCTTATCAAGCTGTGGGATTCGCCGATTGCCGAAGAGATGTCGCGCTGGGCGCAGGCAATGATGGGTGCAGCTGCGGCTCAGCAGGCTGCTGGTGCGGCCACGGCTGCGGTCGATGCTCAGATGGGAGCTGCCACGGGTGCTGCGGGTGTCTCTGCGGCTGCTGAGGGAGCTGCGCGAGCGGGGGCTGAACCGGCTGCGATGCCGGAAGCCCCTCAGCCTGCAGTGCAGTAGAATTGTGTTGCGAACCTCACGCTGGCGTTGTATATTGTATCCTGAAATTCAGCTGCACCACACTCACTTGAGGGGAACATGAGAAAAGCATTCGCACGAGTCACAACCACGGGCGTTCCCGTCGGTCTCACTCTCGACCTGTCTGGATTCAACCAAGCAGTCATGGGGTGGAGCATTCAGTGCTTCGGTGTCGGCGCCAGCGTCACGTCGCATACGACCGTTGTCCAGGTCAGCTGCGATGGTGTCAACTGGCACACGATCAGCACGCACAATGCGACGACCGCAACTGTCGTGTCCTCAGTCTGGGGCACAACGAGCACACCGTTTGTCCGCGTCAACGTGACGGCTCTCACTCTCGGATCAGCCACCGCGCTTGACATCCACCTTTGCGCTTCACTCTCACGAGGAATGTGATGAACCCAGCAGAGATCATCGAACAGATCATGGGGCTGCTTGAGCAGCTCAAGGCCACGGTTGGTGGCGCCGCTCCCGCAGAGGCGCCCGTTGCAACCGAGGAGCCTGCGCTTCCTCCCGCGACCGACGAAGAAGTCGTTGCGGGTATCCGATAACCAACACGGAGATCATCTATGCCTGAGCCGGAGCAGATTGTGGACACCTTCGATCCGTCGAAGATCGACGTCAACAACACGGATCAAATGTCGGCGCTCACTGAAGAGCAGCTGACGAAGGTTCACGAGTATCAAGTTGAGCACCCCTCGCCGGTGCCCGAGGAGACCCCGCAGGAAGAGACGCCTGTGGACACGCCTCCAGTGGAGACCACCGAGACGCAGTCCCCAGCAGCTGCAACCGAGGAGAAGAAGTTCGCTGGCAAGTATTCGACTTCTGACGAGCTACTGAAGGGCGTCGAAGAGGCTGCGAAGAAGCTCGGATACATGAATGACTCCCTCCAGGAGATGCTTGTAGGCGCGAAAGAGTCGAACGAGTTCAAGTCGATCGAGCGTCTCTACAAGAGCCTGGAGAGTGAGATTGGACGCAGGGCAGCCGCACCACCGGCGGCTCCCACTCCCGCACCGACACCGTCCCCGGAAGTCCCGGACACGACCGTGATCGACACTGCAGTGGAGGGGGAGATCGTTCAACGGATGGGCGCGTTGACCTACAGGCAACTTGAGGCGTCCGACCTGGCAGCCGAGATGGCCCGAAGAGGGTTGAGCATCCCGCGCACCAAGGCAGACCTCGATGTCCTGATCGACACTGCGCCTTACTATGCGACACGCTTCCAGAACGAGTTCAAGTCGATGTTCGACGCGAACATGACGGAAGCCCGGCAGCACGTCGCAGCGCAGCGTGGGGTCAAGGCATACGATACTCAAGTCTTCGACGCCGACGTGCAGTCGTTGCGTAGCGAGTTGCAGGCGATCGGCGTTCCGTTCACGGACACCGACGTTGCAGACCTGAAGGCTCGCATTGACAAGTCGTCCTTCGCTCGCGAGGAGCGCTTCGGCGTTCCGCACCTTCGCAAGGGGATCGCTCGGGCAATCTATATGTCCGAGGTGATGCCTGGAAAGCTGGTGGAGCTGAAGAACGCCTTGCTGGTGCAGGGCCGAGAGCAGGCGATCGCCGACCTGAACAAGGCGAAGGAGCAGAACCCCGGATCACTTTCGACAGCTGGTCTGAAGGGCGGACAGCCGAAGCCTGGCGCTGGCCCCAAGATCAACCCGGAAGACCCGGATCAAGTCTCCAAGCTGACGGACAAGCAGCTCGACTACTACGCGATACACGGCAGACTTCCCAACTGATTTCAACCACGGAGTAGTGCCTCATGGCATATTCAATCTTTTCACTGACGGGTCGAGCCAACCCGAACATCCTCGCTGAGAAGCTGTATCGTCAGCAGTGGAAGCGGAACAGCTTCGGTCTCTGGGTGGCCCCCGAGTTCATCAAGGTGTCACGCGATGCGAGCGACACCGTCGTGCCTTCGGGCGACGGCGCACGCTTCACGGGCGCACCGATCGAAGTGTTCAAGCAGTTCATCACCGAGGGTAAGACGACCCTCGACATCCCCGTCCGCCTCCGCCTGACCGGAATGCCGGTCTACGGCGACAAGGTGCTGAAGGGCAACGAAGAGGCAGCGCGTATCGCCTACCGCACGGTGAAGATCAACCTCACCCGGAAAGCATACATGAAGCCGTCCCTCATGTCCGCACAGGTCACGCTTCCCTACCTGGAGAACCTCATGCTCCAGGCGAACGACTACCTGTCGGAATGGTGGAACGACTATCATCCCGGCAACTTCCTGGTTGCCCTGACGGCTGGTTCCTCGATCGACATGCTCAACGACGCCCTGATCGGCGGACGTGCAGCCAACATCATGTCGCACCCGCACTTCTATGTGATCGGTGGCGCGAAGGTTGCCTGGACGAACCGTCCTGGCACGGCGGCCTACGAGACGGCGGTTGAGACGGCGGTCAACGGCGCGAACAGCTCGACGACCAACGCCCTGACGGTGAAACGTCTGCAGGCGCTCGTCCTCGAAGCCCAGCGTCAGCGGATCAGCCCGATTCTGATGAAGCGCGGTTTCCGGCGCTTCGCAATCTGGCTCGGCGATTCGCAGTGGCTGCAGCTCCAGCAGGACACCGACTTCAAAGAGTTCTATCGTCGGCTGCCCAACGAGCTGGCCAACCACCCGCTCGCGACCGGCGCAGTTGCCGAGATCGCTGGTGCGATCATCTACGTCGATCAGAACATGCCGCACGCTGCCACGGCTGCGAACGGTGAGGCGGGCTACACCGCTGTCCCCGGCTCCAACTTCAACCGTGTGTGGTATTGGCCGCAGCCGACCGCCGCTGAGTATGCGGCTGGCTACAAGATCGGCAACATGATCGAACGGCGTTGCACCCTCGACCGGAAGATCGGCTTCCTGGTTGGCGAGAGCGCTCTCTCTGTCGGCGTCGGCGTCCCCGTCTCCGGTGGAAAGAAAGGCCCGTCGATGCAGTTCGTCGAGCAGAAGGACGACTACGGCGCGATCAACGGCGTCGGCATTGCCACGGTGCAGTCCGTGTTCCGCGCAGACGTCTTCGACCATGACGGTATGGTCACCGGCCTCACCGCTGGGGACTTCTACGAGAACACCAGCTCGCTCGTGTTCGTGTCGAACAGCCCTGACACCCTGACCAGCATTTAAGGCTGGGGTAGGCTGAACGGTTTCGTCCTCAATGGACACTGACGGCGGAGGGATGGCGACCCCCTCCGCCAGTCAGATCACAAAGTCGCTGGAGATTTCATCATGGGTAAGTGCCTGACGCCTCGCGTGGAAACGCGGGACAACTATGCCTATCCCTCCGACGCCACGTTCATCGAGTTCGGTGACGGCGCGAGCAAGATTCATCTGATCCACGGCTCGCTCGCTGTGCCCGACAACGATGTTGACGGCACGGGGTATGGCAACGCGCCCAACGGTTCGACGTATATTCCGCAGACGGCGACCGCTGGCGAGCAAAAGGTCTACGTGAAGTTCGGAGCCGCAGGGCTTCAGAACGGAACGTGGCGAGCAACGGCCCAGCTCACCTGAGCTGAGGCGATGTTCGGGGGAGGGGTGTTCATTCACCCCTCCTCTTCTATATGGGTCTGTAGCTCAGCTGGGAGAGCACCTGCCTTGCAAGCAGGGGGTCTGGGGTTCGACTCCCCACTGATCCACTGTTCATTTCTTGCCCGTGTTCATTACAAATGAACACACCACATTTTTGAACAACCGGGAGGACACTATGTCTCGCTTCGCTCTACTCGTCAACGTCGATACCTTCGCACCCGTCCAGGTGGGAGGCGCCAACTTCGTCAAGGGGATTCCGAAGGAGTTCCCGGATGGCCCGTTCGTGGACATCCTTATCAAGCAGAACCCGCACCACATCGTCGAATGCGACGCAGACGGGAAGCCGCTGACCGAGGTTCCGGCCCCCATGCAGATCGAGCCCGAGGTTCGAACCGTGCGATCCGCACGCGATGAAGAGGTGGCCAAGGACAACCTGCGCCACATCCAGGAGCAGGAGCACCAGCGTGTTATGGACGGGCAGATCAAGCCCCAGGAGTCAGCTGTGGCCGCCGACGCCGTCGAGCCGGATGCAGTGGACATCGAAGTCCCGGCGATCGCTCAACCCGACACCGCGTCTGAGATCGCGGAGGCTGTGGCCGCAACCGCGACCAGCGAGCCCGAAGGAGCACCCGAGCCCGAGGCTGAGGTTCCGTCTGTCGAAGTTCCGACCGTTCCCAAGAAGAAGAGGAAGTAATGGCCCGTCGAACAGCTGCGAACATTGCGTGGCTGCGGACGCGCCTCGGGGATCAGGCTCAGTTCTACACGGCTGCAGAGCTTCTCTCTGCGCTGAACGAAGCCAACAGAGACATCGCACGTCGAGCGAACGCCTTGGTCTACGAGACCAGGGCGCTCGTTCCTATGACCGCTGGGGTTGAGCCCCAGGCTCTGATCGAAGACAGTGAGGGTGCTCACGTTATCAAGGAAGCGATCAAGTTCCGCTGGCCCGACACTTTCGTCTACCCGGTTGAGATCACGTTCGATCCGAAGCACTACGAGGACGAGAAGCTCCGCATTGGAGACGCCTCTGGTCAGCCGAGGATCATGCTGTTCGTGCGTCCCGACCTGGTGCAAATGTGGCCCATGCCGGACGACGCGCACGCCTGGAGTGTCCATGCCGCCTGGTATCCCTACGACATGGAAGACGACGATGGCGATCCTGAGATCGACGTGAAGTGGGACTTCGTCCTACGCTTCGGCGCCCTCTTCTTCCTGACGGGCACGCCCGAGGCCAAGGCTCTCTACGACGAGCGCTTCAACGCTGTGCAGGGTGCAGAGATGAACGTCTCCGCCGGTGAGCTGCGAGTCAAACACTCTTCCGATAGGATCGGATTCTAATGGCCACACCACGATTCAACGCGAACAACATCGCTGCGGCCCGCAGACTGAAAGACCTTCGCACTGACGCGACCGCAGTCGGCGACACCGGCTTGCGGTTCACGAGCGCGATACTGTCTGGCTACCAGAACCTGGCGATCAAGTCGATCGTGCAGGAGCTGGTGGCGAAATACGGCAAGGACATTGCTGGTCTCGTTCCCGAGCTGGTGAAGGACTCTGCGCTTCTGACGTTCGCTGCTGGTGTTGTTGCGAAGCCGACGGACGCTCTGATGTTCCTCGACCTGCGCAAGAGCGACAACAGCTACGTCTACACGAAGGTCTACACCAACATCAACCGGCTCAAGGCCGGGAAGGATGTCTGGGTGCCGACCGCGACGAAGCCTGCGTTCTACGAGGACGCGACGTCTCTCTACTCGTTCCCGACGACCAGCGATGGCGTCTATGGCCGCTAC